TAAATGGAACTCCAGTACTAGATAAAACTTATAGTGTTCAATACTCAGCAAAACAAAGTTCAAATATATCATATACTGCAAGTACAGGTACTATTACAGATAATGAAACCGCAAACATGTTTACAGGATTATCAACTGATGACGGTTCTAGATTTATAAGAATAGATGGGGGAGCTGCAGTAGGTAACTCCAATGTAGTAGCAAATACAGTAACTATAACACCTAGTTCAAGTAGTGGAATAACTTTTGCAAATACTCATGTAGACGGAAATATTACTACTCTAGTTGATATGCAACCTAAGATAAGAATCACAGGTGCAGGTCAAGACGGAGGAGTTCATGTAGCAACTATCACTTCTTTTAATTCAGGTAATGGAACAGTAAATATATCTCCACCACCAAAAACTACAGTCAATAACGCAACCACTACAATAGATTTAGTAGACCAAATAGCATCAATAGCAGGTAGTAATGCTACTATATCTCCTTCAGGACAAGGAGTAGATAGAGCAAATGTACCAGCTACAATGAGTTCTCCTGTTTTATCAGAAGATAGTAAACCTATATACAACTTTCAAAACTTTTCATATGCCTTTAGAACAGGTCATAGAAACCAAGACTTTGTAGTAACTCCTCAAGGAATAGGAACAGCAGCAGTAGGAATATCAGTAGGTCAAGACTTACCAGCCTCTACTCAATCTGCACTAGGAATGACAAGCGACCCTAGAAATGAAGCTGTATTAGATGATTTTGATGGAGATACATTAGATGCTCCAACACACGCAGGTATAAATATATCTTCAAGTCAATTTAATTTATCAGACCCCTCTATTATTGATCAACTTAAAATAACTTTTAACCATCCAACTGGACTATATAATAGTGACTCCGAAGATGGAGATAGTGGTCCTGCTTGGATAGAATTACGAGTAGTATTTTCTTACGAAAGGGATGGACAAACATTTGAAGAAACCATATTTGGATTAGATGATATGGCTGCCTTAAATAGAGAGAAAGGTGGAACAAGACCACATGGTAGCGGATCATTTAGTGGTGCAGCAAACTATAGCGCACACAATGGCATAATATACGATAAAATATCAACTCAGTTTGCAACTACCTTTAGTTTTGATACTGAAAAATTTCAACCCTTTGATAACTTTACAATAAAATTAAGAAGGTAAACTCCTCTAAACTATGAAATAAGTAATAAATCTTATCATAATGCACTTCAGGTAGGTTTTATAGAGGCTATTGTAGAAGATAAACTAAATTACCCATATACTGCGTATGCAGCTGTAATGGTAGATTCTAAAGATAATACGACAGTTCCTAAAAGAAGCTATGAAGTTAGAGGAATTAAATGTAAAGTTCCAACTAATTACATTCCAAGCGATGTATTAGATGCAAATGGAAATAGAACTGAAACAGCTTCTTATAATAGAAATATTACTACAGGAGTAGCAGAAAGTACTTATCAAGATTGGGATGGTAAATTTAGAGGAGATAAAAAAGCGTTTCCAACACCAACAGACCCTAATCATAATTCTGTATATACAAATAATCCAGCATGGATTTTTTATGACTTACTAACTAATGAAAGATATGGACTAGGTCAGTATATGTATAAAGATTATACAGATAATTTAATAGATACATACCAATTATTCGAACTTGCAAAATACTGTGATGAACTTGTACCAGACGGAAAAGGCGGAACAGAACCAAGATTCAGTGCTAATATTTATATTTCAAAAACTACAGAAGCTATAAAAGTAATGAAAGATTTACTTACTGTATTTAGAGGAATATTAATATGGCATGATGGAGAAGTATCTATAAACATGCAACAAGAAAAAGCTCCTCTATATACTTTTACTAAAGGCAATATAGTAGCAGGAGAGTTTGCATATTCATACCCTTCTAGACGAGTACAAGCCAATCAAATAAGAGTGACTTGGAATGACCCAGATAATCATTATTTACAAACAGTAGAACTAGTAGAAGATACAACAAATATTGCTGAAACCAGGCAAATAACATCTAAAGCAACAGTTGCTTATGGGTGTACATCACAAGCACAAGCACATAGAGTTGGTAAGTTCCACTTACTAACAGAAACTCGAGATAGCGAAATTGTAAGTTTTGCTTCAGGCATTGGCGGACAATTACTAAGACCAGGAGATTTAATTGAAATACAAGACTCAGATAGAGATAATGTTCAATTAAGTGGTAGAGTATCAAGCGGAGCAACAACAACAGTTATTCCTGTAGATAGAACAGTAGCATTAAGCAGTGCTGCAAATGCTGATTTAACTTTAATATTCCCTAAATCAGGGGCGTATCTTGCACAACCAAATGCAACTATAGGTAGTGTTACTTATAATCAGGGAGACTTAATTCTTCAAGGAAAAAATGTGTCAGATGCTCTATACAATTTAGATTCGCAAGAAGACTCTGTAAATGCACGAGACGATAGTGGAAATGTATTAGACATCGCATGGTCAGAAGATACTAGAATAGAGACAAAAGCAATTAGTTCTTACAATGCAACTCATGTAGTTGTAGGTTCAGCATTTAGTTCTGCACCAACTGAGGAAGTAATTTTTGCTATATCACAGACAACAGCAGCAGGAGAAAAATTAGCAGGGTCACCAAAACAATATAGTATTGTTGAAATAAAAGAACAAGAAGATAAATCTTTTGCTATTTCAGCAGCTAGACAATCAGAGGGTAAATTCGATGAAGTAGATAGAGGGTGGAAACTTTCTAATATTCCTGATGTATTAAGACCTCCTAAATCCGAAGATGGAGTACCACAACCAAGAAGTTATCAATTAAAATTAGTAAAAGGAATACGAGATAATGATGATGAAACAAGGGTAACTAGTTCGGATGAACAAAGATTTACACCTCCTTCATTAGATGTATATTGGTCACCACCATTAAGTCAAAGAAAAGATTTAAATGATGTTCAGATAGAAACTCCTTACGAGCATATTCAACACTATGAGATAGAACATAATTTATATACTAACTCTGTAACAGCGGGTAAAGAAAGTTTTCAAAAGGTTGCAGTATCTCCTGATGTAAGAAGTTTTACTTTTGATAATATACCAAAAGCAGGTACGTTTATAGTAAGAATCAGAACTGTAGCAACGAATGGAGCACCTTCTCCATATGTTCAAAGAAGAATAACTATTAACCCTGAAAAACCAGCAAAAAATTTAGAGCCATATGTAAGAAAAGGCGGAATGTTAACAACTGGTTTTAATATAGACAGTTCAAATGCATTAGTGCAGTTTACAGAAAGCACTTATAATTTTACTCCAGCAGAATCAGATTTACAAACAATAACAGTCACAAGCGGTACAACTGCTCAAACTTCATGTAGCTTTTCAAACTTAGCTAGTGGAAAGACTGGTTATCTATTGTGGGATTATAGTGATACTACTGACCCACTAAAAGCGATAGAATATGTAAAAGATAATACTGGTGCTGACTTATTCAGATATTCAAAAAATTTAGACGCAACTGCTTTTGTACAAAAGACAGGAACAGCAAATGTTGTTGCAGGAAATACAGTTGTTATAGGAACAGGAACAAATTTCTTAACAGAGTACGAAGCTGGAGATATGTTCATATATGATAGTGGAACTACAAGATTTATAGCAACAGTTAACCATATTCATAGTAACACAGCTCTTGAAGTAGCGTATACTCCAACAGCAAACTTAACAAACAAAAATGTATTCTCACAAAGAATACAACCAAACTTTATCAAAGATACTATTATTGGAGAAGTAGCTAATACAAGCGGTACTTTCTCTATAGTAAACTATGCTAGTGGTAACAAGGGTACAGATGCATACTCTGTAAATGGTACAAATGAAAACCATAACTTCCCTTCAGCTTCAAACGGAACAGTAAGTGATTTCTCTAGTTTCTCAAATATCTACTCAATCAAAAAAGGCTCAGTAACATTAGCATTTGCAAGTAGTGGTACTGCCCTTAATACTTTTGGGTTATCAAAGGCAGATACAAATTGTACTTCAGCAATCAACTCCTCAACAGGAGAAATAACTGTTAGTGCAATAACACAAACAACAGCTAAAATTACAGTCACAATTACGGATAGATACACAGGTGAAACAATCGGAACAAGAGTTATTTCACTAGGTAAAAGTATACCAGGAGCAGCTGGAGCAGGTACAGATTCAAGAACTGTTAACCTAACAGCGTCAGACTTCTCTATTATTTACAACTCTGGTGGAACAAGTCCAAGCCCAAGTAGTACAATTACTTTGACAGCAACATCACAAAACTTTGATGACCCTTACTTTAAATTTACAGGGGATGGTATAAGTGATGAAACTTCTTACACAGATGGCTCAGGTGCGCAAGATACTTTTACATTTAGTGTACCAGCAAGCATAAATACTAGCCCTCAAACAGTTAGAGTAGGAGTAGCGGATGGTAACCAAGTAGAACTTGCTTTTGATAGTATTACTATCGCATCACTACAACAAGGAAGTGCAGGATATACTCCAATACTATCTAATGAAGCTCATACTTTTCCAGCAACAAAAGCAGGTGCAGTATCAGATTTTACAAACTCAGGAACATCAATAGAAGTATACAGAGGAGCAACAAGACTTACTCCAGTAGCAAACACAGGTACACCGGGAACAGACCAATTCTCAGTTACAACTAACTCTGATACTAATATTACAGTAGGTAGTTATACACTTAATACTGCATCGGCACACGCTAATGTAACAATTGGTAATCATAGTTCTTTCACAACCTCAGCTAATACTGCAGAGATAGAATACTCTATAAATATAGAAAATGAACTCACAGTAACAAAAGCACAAACTTTCACAAAATCAAAAGAAGGAGATGATGGAGCTGCAGGGGGCACTGGCCCAAGAACTGCTACTGGTTACATTTTCTATCAATCATCCAGTTCGAGTTCACCAGGTAATCCTTCAAACGCAGGAATATCATACAGCTTTAGCACTAGCTTATTAAGCGGTGGTGTAATTGGTACAGGTGGTACAAATTGGAATCAAATACAACCTACATACACAGGTAGCAACTCTAATAAATATTGGTATGCATACTTTAGTGTTGTTGAAGATGAATTTAATGATAGTACACCAACGATTACATTCTCACAAGCCTATCAAGGACAGAACTTTACAGGTCTTGTAACATTTACAGGAACTAACTCAATAACAGATGGTACTAACACTCATACAGGAATCACATCTTCAGATCTAGGTTCAAGTGGTACTACTACAATTGATGGGGGAAGAATTACAACAGGAACAATTGATGCTGCACGAATAAATATTGCAGGTAAAGATATATCTGACCTAAATAACGATTCTGGATTTACAGACGATGATAAAGCAAACTCAGCCTTTACACAAGCTAACTCAGCATTTTCCAAAGGTAATACAGCACATACAGCAGCTAACTCAGCATTTGGACAAGCAAACTCAGCATTTTCCAAAGGTAATACAGCACATACAGCAGCTAATTCAGCACATGCTGCAGCAAACACAAAAGTAACCCATGCCGCAGTTAACTCATCATCAACTATAGTAGGTGGTGGAATAGGTGGATGGAGCATAACAACTTACCATATAGCAGGTGGAGGTATTGTAGGAAACTTTACAACAAACGATAACACACAAGGCAATGCTTCATTCTTAAACACAGGGGGCCTTTTACTAGGGTCAGACGGTTTTATTTCTGCAAATCAATTTTATATAGACACTGCAGGTAACGCTAAATTTAAAGGAGAACTACAAGCTGCAACAGGAAGTTTTAGCGGAAGTATATCAGTAGGTGCATTTAACACAGCAGCTGGAAGTTCCACTTTATCAGGCACAGTTAATAGTGCATTTACACAAGCAAACTCAGCCTTTACACAAGCTAACTCAGCATTTGGACAAGCAAACTCAGCTTTTGGTCAAGCAAATTCAGCTTTTGGTCAAGCAAATACTGCTACAACAAATGCCGCATCAGCAGATACAAAAGCGGGCAACGCTTTTACACAAGCTAATACTGCTACTACTAACGCAGCAGCAGCTGATACAAAAGCAGGTAATGCTTTCGGTCAAGCTAACACGGCTACGACTAATGCAGCCGCGGCTGATACAAAAGCGGGCAATGCATATGGGCAGGCTAACACAGCTACTACCAATGCTGCCTCGGCAGACACAAAAGCAGGTAATGCTTATGGACAAGCCAATACTGCAACAACAAATGCAGCAGCTGCAGATACAAAAGCAGGCAATGCATACGGTCAAGCGAATACTGCAACTACCAATGCAGCAACTGCTCAAAGTACCGCAGACTCAAAAGTTACTCACGCCGCAGTAAATGCTTCATCAACAGTAGTTGGCGGAGGTATTGGTGGTTGGTCAATCAGTCAATATCACTTAGCAGGTGGTGGAATCGTAGGTAACTTTACTACTACTGATAGTACGCAAGGTAATAATGCTTTCTTAAATACAGGTGGTATATTACTAGGATCGGATGGATTTATATCTGCTAATACATTTATGATTGATACAGCAGGTAATGCAAAATTCAAAGGTACACTTGAAGGAGATGACATAGTAGTAAATGGTACACTTGTAGTGCCTTCATCTGGTGCCAATGTATCTGGTAGTACTGTAGGTAGCTGGTCTACCAACACTATGGATAACAAACATATTGTAAGTGTAGGTAGTGGCCCGGGCTTTTATCAAGGATTTGTAAGATTGACTGGTG